GTCAGGATTTTCTGCATCTTCTCTTGCTGTCCGTTCCCTTAGAAACTCAGGCATGAATATAATCTCTCTGTCATATTCTATAGCAAAATTATCTGTCATCCCTGGAATAACTGTTGAACGTATCACGATAAGTCCTTTGCGGTTTTTTCTGGCTGTGTAATCTAAAGCCTCTTTTAATTCCCCAAACTGCATATCTTCTTTAGTCGGTACGGAAATAAAAACAATCTCACATTCTGATATGTCATCATAGAAGTTTTTAGCAGGGTCATAACGTTTGATACTATGTCCCAAACCTTCCAAAATATCTGCAAGACTACCTCCGACAACACCGCAACCCACTATCCCCAGTTCCAACTCTTTATGTTTCTTATACATCAAATGATTCTCCTAAACTGTTTATTTCTGATTTTTCAGCTTGTAGCCTTTTTATGTCTTCTTCTGCATCACCGACAAATGGATTCTGTCTTACCGCTTCCTCCTGGCTCATAATTGAATCACCGCCCCTTGCAAGTGATAAAGCCCTTACCTTTTCTGTTATGTCATCAGGCAATATACTGCCGATGCCGAAATTGACAGATACATCCAGTTCCGCAAAGTTTTTCTTTTGCTGTACATCGTGTATTGCAAGCATTGCTTTTAATAAGCTGATTCTTCTGGCTATAGCTTCGCCGAATATTTCCTCTTTGTCTTTTGCTTTTAAAATGGAGTCCAGGAATAAAAACTTTAAAGCTTCTCCTGATGTTTTGGTAAGTCCTTTGACGTTGCTGAATGATAAATCAGGTGTAGCGGTCATTGAATAAATGATGTCTTTGAGGATGTCGTATTCCTGTTTGACTGATTCCGGAGCTTGATCCCATGTCAGATAGTCTGCATCGCCATAGTCTCTTTTTCCTGTTGCCGGATCTACTTCCCCTTTAAACCTTAACAGTTTTCCAACTTCTTCTTTGTCAGGTGCGTTTTGAACAACACCTTTTATCTTCAGCATAGGAGATCCGAAATAGTCATTGGTATCTGCAAATTTGGATATCAACATTTCAGCCCTGTCTATTTCTGTCTGTACGTCAGCCCATTCTGGCTTTTCCTGCTCATAGTAAATTACCGGTATCTTACCGAATAAATTTTGTTCTTGTTTTATTTCCCATGAGCCTTTTTTAACTCCGTAGATTATCTTATCTGCTGTATAAATATCAATATGCTCATAGGTTTTTTCATCAATATCTTCCAGTTCATACCTTCTGGTAAATGCGTCCATGTCTCCATTTTCGTTAAAGTGGGCATAGATGTCGTCTCCGTTTTTCTTTGACAGTAGAGATACTTTAAGATGTTTATTATTTTCTGCATCAAAGACCGTGTACCACAGTTCAGCTACTTTGGTTTCTACAAAAAGCCGTCTTGCCAGCTTCTTATCGAAAAACCTCATTTTGTTCTTTTGCCATGTGTTAACCAGTAAATCAAAAGCATTCTGGAATGATCCCTCTTTGTTGTTCAGCACCAGCTTAACAGGTTCACCGAATAAAAAAGCCACCGCCATATTGACAATCTTTTTCTGAAACTGTATAACCAGCTTGGACTGTTCAATTCTTTTTGTTGCCGTACCTTTGCCGATTACCTTAACCGGTCTCTGTAGTATTACATGGTCTCCGGTAAATTCTTTTTCAGCAGTCTCAACATCTCTTTCAGCCTTATCTTTGCATAATATGTCAGTCAGCTTGTTGAAGTCATCGCCGTATTTGTCCAATATCTCTTCTATCTTCATAACATCTATCCCCTTCCGTACATAAACCGTAAATAAAAAAGAGCCAGCAACAGAAGCTATAAAAACTTCTAATTTACTGGCTCTCTAGGAGCTCGTCAATATTTAATTTTAATTTATACTAAAGCCTTACAAATCCATAGGATGATAGCACTTACTACAATGCTCAATTCCTAAAGTATCTATAAAAAATTCATTATTTCCACAAACTGGGCAAACCTGTTTAACACCATGCTTTATTCTGTAAGCTTCAAGCTTTTCTTCATCCTCTATTTGGTCAAAAGATATACCATTTTTTGGATAATCTGTTAACTTCATTAATCTTACCTTCCGTTAATTTTCTTAATTATAGCACTCAACTATTGTTTTGACAATAATTTAAAATATCCCCAGTTCAGCAGCTGTATAATCTTCTTCAGCTTCCAAATCTTCAAATATTCTGTCATTTAATGCGTATCTGACTTGGTCAATAAAATGGTTATTCTTGTCTAAAGGCTCGTTAATCGGATCTCCGTATTTATCCTTTTTCCACTGGTAAAGCTGAAATTCATTGATAGCATTCTGGCATTTACGGTCAATTATAATCTCAAACTGCTTTAGATACTGTATACCAAAGTTAACACTTCCCGGCCCCTTCTTGGCTGCAATAGCTTCTATGCCGTATCCCCTTAATTCTGCAATCGATTTAGGCTCATTGTCGCACCTGATTATATCCTTTCTTATTTCAGGTTTGAGTATTGAAGCTATGACATTATTGGTCAATCCTTTTTCATAGATTAATTCATTTAAGATAAACAACTGCTTACCCTTTATGGCCTGTCTACCTGCTGCAGTCGGATCGTTGCTGTAACCAAAGTCAAGGCCGTGATAGAAAGTTCCAAACTGTTTTTTGATTCGTGATAAGTCTTCCACCTTCCAGTTAGTAAAGACTAAATCACCCAGTACGCCCCAGTTTCCTTTGGTGTAGACCGCATAATAATAAGGGTCTTTTTCGCCTTCCAGCTCGTCTCGGTCTTCCTGCTCTAAGAATGAATTGTCAATATGGGTAGTCTTTAAGATTAACAGTCTTTCATCTCTATATTTGTTTTTGTCTTCACTCCATTTATCCTTAAAGTATTCTGCATATATCCAGTGGTTTCTCATGATTGGATTAAATGTCAGGGTAATTCGTTTAGGCACTCCAGCCCAGCCCCTTAACCGCTTCTGCAGCTGCTTAATGTCTTCCCTTTTAGTCTCGGTGGCTTCTTCAACTAATATGTCGGTTATAACTCCCTTTTCTGGTACAATTGATTTAAGCTTTTCTGAGTCGTCTAACCCTCTTAACAATGCCTGATAGCCGTTAATACAGGTTATTGTCATATCGGTCTTATTCCAGCTGAATAGCTTTTCCAGATTCCAGGATGAGATTACTTTTAGAAGTTCGTTGAATGCTGATGTCCTCAGAGTCTTGCCTGTGTTTCTGATGATTAGGTAATTCCTGCCGCCCTTCATGAGGTCGATTATGCACCGCTGAGCTAAAAAAACAGATTTCCCTGAAGATGAACCGCCGAAATATATCTGCGTTCTTGTAGTGTCTTGCAGGTATGGAATGTAGCAGGCATTGAATATATTAGGATCGGTTATGTCAATTGTTATCATCTTCGCCCTTCGGTAATTCTACTGTTATTTCAAGGTCTCCACTAACATCTATTTGTTTCTTTTCTGTCGGGTATTTGTTTTTCAGCTTTAATAGCATATCAAGATATTTGTGCCTTGTCGGGTAGTCTTCAACGTCAACATATTCAACATTCTTTGAATTAGCGTCCGGTAATTCCGGAGAGTTCTCCTGTGCCGCTTTTGGCTTTATAGGAATAACTGAGACTACTTTTGTTGCCTCTATACCTTCCATTATTTTTTCATAGATAAACGGTTCAGTCATGCCTAACTCTTCCATTATTTCATCATCCGCAATATTAACTTTCCTTAACATCCTGCTGCCTAATACATGAGCTGAATTGCCACTATAAGCAGGGTTGATAGCAAGGTAAGCTTGTGCTGCATTACCGCCATTTTCAATATAAGCTTTGATGAATTTCTTTTCCCTTAATGTCCGTTTCTTTTTTCCCATGTCTATCACTTTCCTAAAATAAAATAAGCCACCTAAAAAGCTATTAATGCTTTCTTCAATGGCCATCAAGGTAGCTCTACCCTTATTCTATTGTTTTCAATTATAACAACATTGACTGCCCCGCACTTCGGACAGACTGTTTCAATCGAATGCGGTCTCATGGGAGTTGAGTAGTCGATCCTGATGTCAAATAATCTGCGGTTGCACCTGTCGCCGTTTGATAAATTACCCATGCACCTGATTGTTATTATAGCACTTGTATTTACTTTTTTCAATGAACAATAGTTTCTCAATAAATCAGCTCCAATTAATTAGATTGCATTTTTTATCCCTTCCAATAAATCCTCAACACTTTTAACTAACAGGTAATTCCCGTCATGAGCTTCGATGTTTGCCTGAAATTCTTTTTGGGCAGGAGATTGTTTACTTCCCCTGGCTGGTTTTTTACATTCAATAAACAGGACTTGACCGTTTTTAATTGCTATAATATCTGGAATGCCTTTATAAGCTCCTAAACCCTGCAATATGTGAAAATGGAAATAGCCCTTATAAGATAGCCAATCCTTCACCTGTCGCTTTACATCGTTTTCTGTTATCTTATGTTTATACTTTGTTTTAGTCATTAGATACTTCCGTCACCTATTATTGTTTCATCTGCAAATATAAATTCTTTTTGATAAATCAAATCGTTTATTGCATTCTTTTTGAAATTATTTATTTCTTCAATACTGTTCTCAATACTTAATAACCATAAATCACATTTTATATTTTTCCCCTTTATCACTAACATTCGAATCCATTTTGATGGATACTCTTTTTTAATTTTCTCAATATATAGACTAACCAATCTATCGGATTCAATATCAAGTATTTCAAAAGTGCAAGTGACTAAACCGTCTGCGTTTGATTCATAATATTTTGTAATATGTTTTTTCATAATAATTTATCTCCTTCTCTTTTCGTAATTTTAATATTCGGTTCAAATGATTTCCTTAGCTTAATCATTTCCTCAGCTATTATTTCCATAGCTTTTACTTGCCGATAATTTAATTCATTTGTGGTATTCATCTCGTCTATAAAAAGCACCATATCAGCATTCTTTAAATTCTCTTCATCACTTTGCTTAACCATTTTCAGCCATTCTTTATTAGTCATTTTTTCTCCTTTCTTTTTTAATACTGACTATGCAGGCATTAACATTTGTTCCACTTCTTGCAAAAGATTTTTCTGGTAATTCTATAAATTCTCCACCAAGTGATTCTATTAAATTTCTAAATTCTATTGTTTTTTTATTAGTTCTAAATAATACAGAAAATGACATGATGGATATTACTCTTTTATTTGCCAACTCAATCATATGATTAACATGGTCAATATCCTGTTGTTTTGTAAATGGTGGATTTGCAATAATCACATCATACTTTTTGTTAAAAGTTAGAAAATCATCCCATACAAGATTAAAATCATTTTCAACTAAATATTTTCTATTATCTTTGTTTAACTCAACACAATTACATTTTTTTATAAATTTAGCTATTGCCCCCTTTCCAGCACTTGGCTCAAGAATTGTTTCATTATCTTTAATTTCCGCCATTTCAATTATTTGTAATGCAATATTTTCTGGTGTTTCAAAGAATTGATATTCCTGCTTAGCGTCTGTATATTCTCCGGTCAATATAATATTTTCTAAGTCAGATTCGGGTGATTTCTCAAATACATGAGATTTTAATTTTCTATT